TGAGATGAAGGCTGGCAAGCCACACAATCAGGCTGTAGCTATTGCTATGAAAAAGGCCAAGGAAATGAAGAATGGCGGAGCCGTTAAGCGCGTCGTCAAAAAGGTTCGTGGCGGCGGTGCGGCCACAAAAGGCCTGAATTTCTATGAGATTGACTAATGCGAGAGGTTGATCTCGCTAGTGCAATCAAAAAGGCTGTCGAAGAGCGTCGTGAAACCTTAACTGGAACGTTGACTTCGGGTGCACTAACGTGCATGGAACAATACAAATATATACAAGGCGAGCTAAAGGCACTATCATTTATCGAGGAAGAACTAGCTAATCACTTTAAGGAGCGATAAATGAGTGTGGAGGGTGCTTACGTGGAACCGGATCAAGTGGTTCTTGATCCAACGCTTTTGGAAAAAAGCGCAATAGAGAGGATGCCTAACCCAGTGGGTTGGAGGATGTTGGTTTTACCTTATGCGGGTGTAGCCAAGTCCAAAGGCGGTATTGTTCTCACCAAATCGACAATAGACCGGGAGGCTTTAGCCACCGTAGTTGCCTATGTCGTGAAAATGGGGCCACTTTGTTATAACGACAAAGCAAAATTCGGCGATACACCTTGGTGTCATGAAAAGCAGTGGGTCATGATTGGCCGCTATGCTGGCGCTAGGTTTAAGCTCGAAGACGGCGCGGAAGTGCGCATCATCAACGATGACGAGGTCATCGGCACAATCCTTAACCCAGACGATATAGTGAGTTTGCTATGAGTGTTGAAAATACGAACCCTGCTCCTCAAGAAGAGGAGATTCAAATTGAAATCACCGAAGAGGCGCCCGAAGGGCAACAGCCCGAAGGTGATGAGCTGGAGCGGTACACTAAATCCGTTTCTAAGCGAATTAACAAGCTAAACGCCAAGACGAGAGAAGCAGAAGATCGCGCTCAACAGTATGAGCAACTGCTTTATCAGCAACAGAATGAGTTGGCCCAGTACAAGCAGATGGCTGTGCAAGGCCAAGCTTCTACGTTGCAGGCCGAGGAAGACAAGCTTAAGGCGCAAGAGCAACAAGTAGATGATATCTACAAAAAAGCGGTGCAAAGCCAAGATGCAGATTTGATGTCTAAGGCAGACACCTTAAAGAATGACCTTGCCATAAAGAAAGAAAAGCTTCGGGTGGCAAAAAGTAGGCAGGTGCCGCAAGAGCAGTACCAGCCTATGGAGCAAGCTGTTCCCCAACAGCAAATGGCACCTCAGCAAGCGGAGCCTGAGCCCACAAAAGAAGCTTTAAGCTGGCATGAAAAAAACCCTTGGTATGGTGATGGTGAGGATGAGACAAATGTTGAAGCTACTCAGTTTGCCTATTTCACTCATTACAACCTTATCAATGAAGGATTTGAACCGGATTCCGATGAATATTACGATGCACTAGATTCTCGGGTTCAGAGGGTTTATCCTAACTTAAGCAAAAGTGTCGGCAACGACACGGATGCGGCCGAATCAACAGGACGTCAACCCGCCGTGCAAAGAGTTGCGTCCGCCCAGACAAGTGGTCGGCCACAAACACGAGGCAAAAAGAACGGTGTTAAATTCACCTCTGGTGAATTGGAGCGATTGCGTGGTCTTAAGCCACACAACATGACCGAGGAAGCTTGGCTCAAGGCTGTGGCAAAAGAGAAACAGAAAGTAGCTCAAAGAGAGGCAAGGTAATGGCAGATACAAAAAACACCCGTTCTTCGCGTGAAAGCGGAGCGCACGATAATCAGGCTCGGCGAAAAGTATGGCGCCCAGTGCGTAAGTTGGAAACTCCTCCGGCACCCCCCGGTTATGTATACCGATGGATTCGGGAGAGTATGTTAGGAACGGAAGACCGGGCTAATGTCTCGCGTCGTCTTCGTGAAGGATGGGAACTGGTTCGTGGAACCGACCTTCCTCCCGAATGGGAACTTCCTACCATGGACAACGGAAGGCATGAAGGTGTCGTTTATAACGAGGGCTTACTGTTGGCTAAGATGCCCGAGGAGTTCGTCGAACAGCGCAGTGCACACTACGCTAATGAGGCGGCAAAAGCTAAGGACGCATTGGACAATAATATGTTCAATGAGACCCGAGGCGATTCTCGGTATGTACAATATGATCCTAACCGCAGTAGCCGTGTAACCTTTGGTAAGCAATAGGAGATTGATCCATGGCTAATAAAGATGCCGCTTTTGGACTTCGTCCTGCTCACATGATGGGCGGTGCTCCGTATTCAGGTGGCCAATCACGTTATAGAATCGCCAACAACCAATCTGGTGCTATTTTCCAAGGCGACTTGGTTAAGCAACTAACTGGCGGTACTGTTTCTCGTGCGGCGGCCTCATCTACCGTACCAGTCGTTGGTGTATTCAACGGCTGTCGGTATACGGACCCAACTACTCAAGAGCAGGTTTTTTCAAACTACTACCCCGGTGGCGTAGCCGCAGACGACATCATCGCGTTTATCGTTGATGATCCAAATGTTGTCTTCGAGGTACAAGCTGACGACACATTCCCAGTAGCTGACTTGTTCGGCAACTTTGATGTTGTTGATCAGACACCTACCGGTGACACCCGCTCTGGCCGATCTAACATGGAACTTGACGTAACGACTGGTGCTACTACCACTACGTTGCCACTCAAGGCCATTGATATCAGCCAAGATCCCGACAACGACGACGTAGCAAGCGCTAACACCAACGTGAAGGTGGTTATCCAAAACCACATTGCGGGTGTTAAGTCTGCTGGCTTGGCATAAGGAGGCTAATTAGATGGCTATTTCACGCGCACAATTAGCGAAAGAGCTTGAACCCGGCCTTAACGCCTTGTTCGGCATGAGCTATGACACATACGACCGTGAGTATGAAGAGATTTTCTCTATCGAAGACTCGCAACGTGCTTTTGAAGAAGAAGTTCTGATCACAGGCTTCGGAAGTGCACCTGTCAAGACCGAAGGTCAGGGTGTATCTTTCGACACTGCGTCAGAAGGCTTCACGGCTCGTTATACCCACGACACCATTGCGTTAGCGTTTTCGCTGACCGATGAGGCTGTAGAGGACAACCTTTACGACTCACTCGGCCGCCGTTACGTGAAGGCACTGGCTCGATCAATGGCTAACACCAAGGAAGTTAAGGGCGCAGATGTCCTTAACAACGCTTTCAACACCAGCTTTGCTGGTGGTGACGGACAGCCAATGATTTCTACAGCACACCCACTGGCAGGTGGCGGAACTCTAGCGAACCGCGCAACTACTATGGCTGACCTTAACGAGACTTCATTGGAAGATTCGCTGATCGATATCAGCACTTTCACTGACGATCGCGGTCTGACCATCTCAGTACAAGCGACCAAGCTAGTCATTCCACCACAGTTGACGTTCGTTGCTGACCGCATTCTCAACTCGCAATTGCGTGTTGGCACTGCTGACAACGACATCAACGCCATTCGCAACACTGGCGTACTGCCCGGTGGTTACACGGTAAACCATTACCTGACTGACCCCGATGCGTACTTCATCCTGACGTCTGTCACCGAATCTGGTGAAGGACTCAAGATGTTCCAGCGTACCGCGATGGAGACGTCTATGGAGCCAGACTTCAGCACAGGCAACATCCGATACAAGGCGCGTGAGCGTTATTCATTCGGATTCTCTGACTGGAGAGGCATCTACGGATCACAGGGCGCATAAGTTTCAGTAGTGAGACTTGGGGGCCAATGGCCCCCTTTTTTTTGTCTTCATTCAGGTCTATGATGATAAGGTCTTTCTGACAGTTACAACTGACATTTGCCAAGACAGGAGACTTATCATGGCTACTACAACTTTCTCTGGTCCAATTAAGGCCGGAACAATTAAAGATACAACTGGAACCACTGTTGGCAGTGACGTTAAAAACGTCGGTTTTGTCACAATGGCTCAAACTGCAAGCTGGACTCAAAGCACTACAGCGGCCGATACCGGCATTGTTGTTCCTGCAAACAGTCAAGTTACCGAGGTGACTGTTTACATCACCACGGCTTGTGATGCGGCTAACATTTCAATGGGAACGTCAGCGACGTCTACCGAGCTTTTTACCGCTCTGGCGGCTGGAACGGCGGCTAACGTAATCCACCATGGAAGCGACGGAACAATCACTGACGCAGATACTTGGGTAGATATTGGCACTTCAGACTTGCCAATCTTTATCGACTTCTCTGCTGGAACAAGCGGCGCTGGCTATGTGACTGTTGAGTACATTCAGAACATAAACAATGCGTAAGGGGGTAAACCGTGGACAGTTTATCTCAAGTATTTCAGGGACACCGGCACGAAAGTGGCTTCGTCGTTCTTGGCCGTCGCCGAATTAAGGAGGTCAGTGTAACTGGCACCTCATCCGCAGGCATTCTCGATTTGTTCGACACCAGTACGGCACCAGAAGCGGGTACTTACGCGCAAAGTGGCACCACCGTAACGGTTACCGATACAGGCCATGGGTTGTCTACGGGCGACGTGGTGGGCATTGCTTTTGAAACAGGCACTGGCGGCACGGCTCAGCCGGGTAATTACGCCATCACTGTGACTACGGCAAATGCCTTCACAGTCACCATGCTGAATTCTGACACCATTTCCGGCACTCCTGCTTGTCGTTACGTGGCCTCCACGCCCGGCAAAGAAGAGCCGAAGCGCTGGTTGATGAGCAAAGAGACTGCGGCGGCAGATACCTTTGCTAATGTGTTTCAGATCCCAAATAGCGGCTTTATTGTGCGCTATGGGCTCTACTTTCACATGGCTAATCTTGACGTTGCTGACGTTTTTTACGAGTAAGTTATGGCTGATACCAAAGACGTTGAACGATCTGAAGGCGGACGGCTCACCTACCGAGGTGAGTCGTTTCCCGGCTATAACAAGCCGGTGCGCAC